TTTTGACATTATTATATTCTCACCACCAAAATAAGAGGTTAAAATAGCGTGCCCGCCGTTCATGGTTATAAACTTAGAACAATTTGCAAATATCATTAACTGAAGTTCGTTAAAGCTTAGATTGGTTCCAATGTAATGAATATTATAAACTTTAGGATATTCTTTTAGTAAAGCATAATCACACATTGAAATAGGTGGAGCGTTATCATATAGTTCCGGTCTGCCTTCAATATTAATATAAACTACCTGGTATTTATCCTGTAAAAGTTCAAATAATCTTCTTAAGGTTCTTAAATCAAAGAAGTTAATTGGTTTTTTATTCCATTCTATATTGTGTCTATTACAAATTACTACAGTTTCCTTGTCAAACTTAAAAATATCATTCTTGTATTGTTCTTTTAATGGTGGTGGTAAAAATTGGCTCTTGTCTAAATAAGATTTATGAATTTTTATGTTAGGTGTTTTTACTTTTCTTGTATTAAACCAGCTTCTTTTAGTTGGATTAATCACATGCTCAGGACTAAAATAGTACAAACATTCAGTATCATTTCCAGAAATAGTCTTTTCAAGCTGACCAATAGAATGTAAATAATAAGCATAAGGAAGTACACTTATTAATTCATAACCAAATTCAATATTTTTACTGTCTACAATCATATTTTACTCAATAAATACTCTTCAAATTTCTTACTTACAATATCATAACTAAATTCTTTTACTTTTTCTTTACCATCTTCTTTTAATTTATTTTTCTCTTCTGGATTATTCATTAGATAATTTATAGCTCTCATGAAATCAAATTTGTCCGGTTTATCTAATACTACAGCAGTTTTATCAGTTGCAAAGTCTTTTAATGCTTTTAATTTTCTGCAAATAGGAACGGCACCGCAAGCCATTGCCTCAAGAACTGGATTAACCCATCCGGCACGATAATGATTGTCAACAAATAAATCACATTTATTTAAAAAGTTAACCAGGTACTTTTGATCACCTTTCTTGTAATAGAAATCATTTGTAAAATCCATAGCTTTCAAAGCAGTCTGAATTATACTTGTTAATTTCCTCCTTCTTTCATCACCTGAATATCCTATTTGAATATTTCTTTTTAATCCTAAATCTTTGAATTGATCCAAATTAATACCACCTATTGCTACACCTGTTTTTATTCCAAATCCTTTTAGATGTTCTAGTTGCCAGTTAGCATCTGAACAAATCTCATGATAATTCAATAAGTACATTAAATTCTTTTCTGTGTTCGCACCATTATAATTATAGATTCCATTTCCTAATTTTGGTTCAAAATTTTCAGGAAATCCCATCATTATCATGGTTTTAAACTTTGCATTACAAGACATAAATCTTTCCATGTGATAAGTAAAAGGACTATCCATTAATATAAGAACATCACATTTATTTAATTTCCCTAGTTGGTTTAATTTTGCTTTACAAGGCAGCCAATTTGTATATGGTCTTGCCTTTAAATCTGAATATATTTCAACTTCATGGCCATAGTCAACAAGTCTATTAGCATTTTCAATTAATTCCCTGATGCTACCATAGACTCCCAGGCTTGTGGTTAGAAATATTATTTTCATTCAGTTAATTTTAAAAAGTATTTTACATCTTCAGTTTCTGTAAATTTTATACATTGGTCTTTAGTCCAGGTCCAGTTTACCTTCTCATATTTAGCAAAATGTTTTCCGGTTCTTGTGCTTAATCCTTTATACCATGCTTTCCTTCGCCTTTCTAGTTTAACTTTTTGTTCTTCTATAGGCTTACATGCACCATAATTGACCATTATACCCTCTGTTTCCATTGGCTTTGCATTCGTTAGCACAATATTATCCCCATTCATTCTAACAGTTTTATCGTATTTGCTTATCATTTGCAAAGGTCTGTAGAAAGCGCCGTATTGAAATGTGGTATAAAGTGGTAAAGAAAAATATTCACCAGTATTTAAAGCACCATAACACTTAACAGATAGCTGATTAAATCCTTTTTCTTCAGCTTCTTTAATTGTTTCTCTTATTGATTTGTCGAATACATAAAATAAATCTGGATGTGCATAAACAAACCAGTCAGGTTTCTTAATATGCAAAACACGCTCAAGTTCTTTTTGTAATAAATCTAGATGAAAAGTTTCTTTAGTATCGAATCTATGACATTCAATTTCGTTATCAATTAGCCATTCATAAGTACCATCAGTTGAATAATTATCAATAACATAAATATCCAAATCCTTATAAAAGTTAATCATCTCCTTTATGTAAGGAAGTTCATTATATACAAATGTTATTAATAAGATTTTCATTTAGTTTTATCTTCTTTAAATATAAAATACAGCGCAACATAAGGCGCAATTGACATTAAAAAAGCGATTAGAATTATAATTTCTTCCATTTTTATTCAGTTTTAGTTAAGGGGAACTCCCACAAGCTCCCCTTGATTATAAAATTAGCTTGATACCTCTAGATATGCAATACCATCGGCAAATGTATCTGTTACAAATGCGTATGTGTCATTTGTTCTTGCATAAGTACAAAGTTGTTTTTCACCTCTGATGGTTACTAAGTTCTTTGTAAAGTCATCAGCATCCAATCCAAGTTCAATTTTCAAACCTGTTTTATCTCTGATTGTATACTTAGTCATATCCGCAACCAAAAATTCTCCTGCTGTCACTGAGTCATGTTGTACACATGGAACACCCCAAATAAATACATTAGGCAATCCCATTGGGCTAACATTAGGAATAACAGTAACCGGGTTAATATAGTCACGAGTACTTGAGCGAGCTGTATGAATCATTAAGAAGTAATCAATAGGATTTAGAAAAATCCTATTTGCTACACCTTCGCCAAGTCCATTTACTCTTATTTGAGTAATAGCAGCCGCAAGAACATCATAATTATTTGCTGTACTGGCTGGAAAAGTAGCACCCAAACCAGTCACCGCCAAAGCATTACCATAAACAGCAATAGCACCGTTTAATTCCTGCCCTGTACCGGCACCTTCAAGAAATTGAGTTTCTTCTAATAGTTCAATCTGATATTTTAGATTACCATTAATTTCACCGGCCATTCCTGGCACATCGTTTAACATTTCTTCGGTTATCTTAACGTAAGAAGTAATTTTCTTAACTGTTTCTTCTGCTACTGCGTAAGTCCAGTCCAATTGAGTTTTAGCAGAACCTTCAGCAGTCATTCCAGCACTACCTTCAATCCCTGCCTGTTCTACCCATTGCGCCGTTCTTGAAGTAATACCGAAAGCATTGGATCCATTTCGTACATTAAAAGTTTGTCGAACTACATTATCATATCCTGACTCTCTTTCGCCCTGTGGAATTGTGCCAGATGTCACACTAGTTCCAATTGACATAGTACCTACAGTTTTCAACTGAACATAACCGGGAGTTTTAGTATTGGCCTGCCCTTTTATAATTTCAGCAGCTATCTTTAAGGAATCATTAAATTCCTTTTGCGTCACGTGTGTTCCTATATCTTTTTGCTCACTTAACTTTTCTACATTAGCAGAAAGCTCATTAAATGCATTTGAAAGTTTTTCACCCTCTTCTTTAGAAAGTTTTTCATTGCTTTCCAATTTATCTTTGATTTCTTTTAAATCAGTTTCAACCGATGTAAACTTTTCTTCGTTTGCAGCCGTCTTGTTTTCTTCTAACTCTTGAAATTTTGCTTCAATAGCCTGAAGAACTTCATTATTTTTTTCTTCATTTTCCATCACTATTAAAATTAATATTGTTAATATCCTTAATTAGAGTGGATAGATCCGGCTCTGTTTTGAGTGCTTTTTGCGGCTCTGTATTATTATCTATTGTTGGAGTCATTACATTACTACCAAAAGGGACTGCAGAACCTTCTAAATACTTAGCTTCTGTTACTGCCCAAAAGTAACCATCTGTAATATCATCCTTATTAGTTACTAAATCAATATATTTTTTATACATTTCAAACTCTTGTTCAAACTCTTCATCATCACAGCAAAAGAATAATTTTATATATTGCATTCCAACCGAATGATTTGTAACATATCCTTTTGCATATTGGTCATGCATGTATGGGTTTCTGCTTTTACGAATTATACTATCATGCATTAATGCCTCTGTAGTTCCTTCCAAATTATACCCCAAATCTTTCCATGTATAACTTTCAGTATATGCTTTTAAATCTTTTCCTGATGCTATGATTTTATTAAACTCATTAGATTTATGCTCTTGCACATGCATAGGATTTTTATTTTCTTTTAGACTTTTAGTCCATAATCCAGGGATGTGAACATCTTCATGACTGTCAAACCAATTCGAGGAGTTTATTACAACTGATACAGATAAATTATCTTCTGGATTTTCAATTGGTTCATTTGTCTTGAGTGCATGCCCTTTATTATAAATAAGATTAGGTGCTGATAAAAAAGAAAAACCATCTGCATGTTTAATAGAAGATTTCTTTTGTGTTATCAATTCACTTTTATGTTTAACCATGAAAGTAATTAGTTCTTTCTTGCTATTGAATTTTGATTTATCTATTAACATAGCATTATTTTTTAATTATTTCTTTATCCCTCAAGGCTTTCAATTTTTTAGCCTTTATTTTTTTTAATCTTTTTTCTTTATCCTTCTTGGTTTTCATTTTGTGCACTTAATGGTGTCCATCCCGTACCTGTTAAGAAATATAATTGGTTAAATTCAGGCTCCGATCTTTCTTCTTTACCGATTGCAATTAAATATTCATTCCTTGTCATTAATCCTTTTTCAGTATCTCTTAAAAGTCTCTCATTTTCTTCATTATTGGCCTGTACTATTTCAGAAATTTGTGAGTAATTAGGTGTTAAATCATCCAACTTAGGCCACCATTGTTGAAGGAATGTCTGAAGGTCGTTAACGATTCCATCTATTTCAGACCGGAAAGCATTATTATAAAAGTCTTTTAGTGCAGATCTTTTGTCCTCAAACTTAGCTTCCTTTGAAAACACCTTTGAATCTATCCCTTGAGCATCACATAACCTATCAAAATCAGCTTGATTATTTGGTAAGATTTGCATTTGTGCAACATTTAAACTTGCTTGATGAACATCCAAGGGCACATCTGTTATTAATGTATTGAACTTATCTTCACCCCATCCGTATTTTTTCATCCGTGCTTGTACTACTTCAATATCCTCAGTAGTTGCCATGCTGGCAAATTCACCTTGAGACTTTCCTGTTATAATTAATCTTGGCCCGTTCTTATAAAGATTTACCTTAGCTGAATATCCTGATATAATAGATTCTATATTCTTACCACAGCTCGCATATCTTGATTCTCCCCATAAATATTGATTATCTAAAAAGTTAGGATTAACTTCTTTTAAGTGCAGGATGTTTTCAGTCTCGATAGTTAGAGGTTTCTTCGTGAGTTCATTAGAATTAAAGATATATTGTTTTATATTATCATCTCTAAAGTCAATTTCTCCTTCTAATTTATTTAATTGAATAGCTGTAAATTGTGGTGTTAAGCAATAAAGGGCTTTAGATTTTTTACCTGCTGTTGTTAATGGTGAAAAAGAGTCTAGTATTGAATTACCTAATAGCCTTTTATAAAGAACTAATAAACTAAAAAACTCATTCCACCCCTGGAAGTAATTAGGTTTATTAAGTAGTTTTAAAACTTCTTCATTTTCTGTCTCCAAGGTTACTTGTGCCGCACCATCTGCATATTTTAAAACGGGTGCTGCAACTTCTGAAACGTTATTGAAGTACTCAATTAGAAGATCGTTGTTTTGATTATTAGTGTAGATGTTATTCCAGGTTACTTGATTGGAACCAAACGCTCCCCAGATACTTGTTTTATATACACTTTTATTGCCTGTCCACCAGGACTTTAAATT